CTGTTACGAATAATAATCTGGCTTGTCTTAGACATTTGCTTCTTCCTTTTCTAGCTCTTCAATTTCTCTATCTATTTCTTCAACCGAAAAGATATAATCACTAAATAGTTCTTCATTAGCCATATATACCATAGTACTAAAATCGCTGTCAGCCTTACTATCTGATAGATAATATCTGTCCAGATGTTTTTCCAATTCTTCCATACCATCTATCAAACCATTTAGGTAAGCTTGTTTCCTTCTTAACTTTATTATTTTAATTGTTATGTTCATGTCATAGCTCATTCGTCCATTCCTTCCAATGCCAATGATATTGCTCTTTTGTTAAACACTCCCCCATCAGGTGTTTTCTTTCCTTCCCATCCCTCTGACAGGATGCGAATGGCAGTCTTCATGCCATGCTTTTGCACCATGTCATAGGACAAACTGTAAAGGTCATAGTCATTATTAATCCACAAGCTTACATTCCAGCTATTCCAGCTTGGATATCCCTCATATTCTCTAGCCATCACATCACCTCATAAGTTTCTTCGTGTCCAGCCTTAACATCCTCAACCAATTCTTTAGCTTCTTCTAAGCTTGGTTTGTCCATGTAATATGTATTAATCCACTTGCCATCTATCTTAGCAATCAGATTAAACTCATCGCCATATTCTCCATGCTCATAAAATGAAACACCACCTACAGAAAATAGATATGTATGATTAGACATTTTTAATACTCCCAGATTTGATTAGGTCGGTAGGCGTACCCTATCAGATACGCCCACCCATTACAAGCTTACTTTTTTAGTGAGACAAACTGTCCATTATAAGGGCTACGTCCTACCACGATATAGCCCTTGTTATTGTGGAACGTGCCATTCTTTCTATGGCGGTTTTTCTTGTCCATTCTGCGTACCTGTACGTCTGTCACCGATACGTTTGCAAAGATGCTGATGTTGTCCTGTGTATCAACTGCCACAATTTTAGTTTCTACCTGCATGATTATTTCTCCTATGAATTTGCAGTTAGTGTTGTCCAGACTAGCTTTTGTTTTTGTCTAGCCTGTTTTCTCCGTTCTACCTTATGGTTTTTTGAACGGTAAATCTTTTTGAATTTAATTTTATTAGACATAATGCTTCGCCTTTCCTACCAATGCACCATGATAGAAGCCGCATAGAAAGGCGAACATTTCTTGTCCATCCCACTCATCTGTCACTTCTCTATCTCCCACTTTGAGACAATAAAGCCAATCTTCAAACATTGGTTCTGCGTCTGTAACTTCCAGATAAAAATCTGTATTTAATCTTTCGTTAATCTCTTTTAGCTTTTCAGTTAAGAGATAGCCTGTAGCTGTTTCTAAGTTTCTTGATTGCATCATTAATTCTCCTATGCCTTGATGCCTAGCCAATCACAATGAAGCTTTGAGACTGCTTCGCCTGTACCATACAATTCTGGGAATTTTTCAGTGCCTATCAATTCGCACCAGCTATCCCAAAGATATTCACATCCACCCTGCTGATTGCAAGCTTGGATGTATAACTCAGCCTTCATTCTTCTAAGCTTGTCACTAGCATTTTTACTAAACTTGAATTGTTTAGCTTCTAGTCCAAACCTTTGCAGATTGTGGGTATCCATACATCCTATCTCGCCTATGCATAACTGCATTATGAAGCCAGCCTTTGCATAGCCTATCCCATCAATTCTCCCAAGTTCGACTAGGCAATCAATAAGCTTTACCTTGCCAAGCTTGGTATCTTTTAGGATACGATATATCTGTTTTTTGTTTTGTTGGATGTAGTCATAGGTTTGTTTTTTCATACCCCAGCAAAACGTGCTGTCTTTCCCCTTGTCTAGGATATCACGATATTCTGCAAATACCCTAGGCGTTTGTGTTTGGATTGTGGCAGATACCAGTAAACAAACCTTGGCGGTATTGTCTACTGAACGCAAAGCCCACTTTGAGATTTTGGTTTGGTGGTTTTTGAACATGATTTATTGACCCTTTCTGGTCGGTTGGTTTTAGGCGTTTATAAGATAAATATAATATACCCCTAAAGGGGTATATATTTATCTAATATTTCAGCCCATGTCAATGCTCAAATCGAATTGAATTTGAACGTCTGAAATTCTGGAATAGCTCCACTCATCGGGATAGACTGAACCAGTTTTTTCTAGATGCTTTCTGATTTGTTCAGAAATAATCATCTGCGCTTGCAAATCCAAATCGGATAATGCGAGAAGCTTTGTTGATGTTTGCGTCATGATTTGTACCTCATGGCTGGTGGTTGGTTGGTGGTCGATTTGAGGCGTTATAAGTATATAATACCTTTTACTTCGTAAAAGGTTTATATACTAATATTCCAGCGATTTTGGGTAGTTTGTTCTGGGTTTGTTCTGGATGAAAAATTCATCTTTGTGCTGGGTTTGTTCTCATCAAAGTTCTTGTTTTGTTCTCACCATCTTTGCGTGTAATGATGAAACAAAAGACAAGGGGAAATTGTAATAAAATTAGGGGAAAACTTGATAATATCTAATGAATACAACGTATTGGTGTATAGACATGGGGAGGGGGGTGTGGTATTAATGTCACACTATACAGCCATTGTGCCTAATAATTGTGCAGAATCTGTACAAATCTAGGAAAAACTAGTGTTGCAAAAATGTCACACTACTTATAGTTGTGCAATCTATGGTTGAATAACTATCTTTTGCCTAATTTTTGTGCAATCTTGGGAAGTATGTGTAGAACCCCCACGCAAAAAACTGTCTTACTATTATATATATAATATACCCCTAACATAAATTTTCAAAAAACAAAGGGTATTTCATAGGTAGGGCTGGGGGCTAATTAGTATATATAAAATATTTGACAAAAGAAGTATTATAATATATAATATAGTAGAATTAGATTACAGTTATAATTATATATAAGTAATATTGGTAGGTGTGTCGGGTGTCTTCTGGGGGTATATATTTACCCCGGTGGGTCTAAATAGAAAATAACATATCTTTACAGATTTCGCAATAGGGCTAATTTATTTTTTTATATGACTGTGACATTTATGCAACACTTTATAGGAAGGAAAACTAAATGTTTAAAGCAATTATTATCGCCTGTGTAATAGGTAGCCCAGATAACTGTATGCAGATATCAGATACCTATGGTCCTTATCCTTTAGAAGGCAGGTGTAGAACTAGATTAGAAGAAATGCAGTATAAATTAAAAGGAGTATGGGAAGAATATAATATGCCCTTTGAGGTAAGACAAACTAGTTGTACAGTTGTTGTTGGAGAAGCTACTTAATGCTAGACGAAGTAGAAGGTAAGACACCAGAAGAAATAAATAATATTTCCTTGTCTCTTGATTTAAGAGAGAAGCTGACACATTATGCAAACATGAAGGCAAAGGATGACTTCCTTACCTTTGTAAAGATATTTGCACCTACAATTGTGTCTGACTTTAAGATGGGTAGGCATATAGAACTACTATGTGAAAAGCTACAGGGTGTTATAGATGGTAGTACAAAAAGACTTATGATATTTCTACCCCCTCGTTCTTCTAAGTCTGTGGTAGCAAGTAAGCTGTTTCCTGCATGGTACATTGGTAACTTTGGTCACCATGAGATTATGTCTGTCTCCCACAGTGACCAGCTTGCAAGTGACTTTGGTAGAACTGTACGAGACATTGTAAACACGGACAGGTTTCAAAAGATATTCCGTGGTATATCTCTAAGAAGTGATGTGAAGGCAGCAGGTAAGTGGAAGACAAATAAGAATGGTTCTTACTATGCAGCAGGTGTAAGAAGTCAGGTTGCAGGTCGGGGTGCTCACGTAGCCTTGCTCGATGACGTGATGTCAGAAGAGGACAGTTTTAGTGAAGCAGGTAGACGTTATATTAAGGAGTGGTATCCTGCAGGTCTACGTACTCGTATTATGCCTAACGGTGCAATCATTATTATTAATACAAGATATCACTATGACGATTTGTGTGGTTGGCTGTTAAAGCAAGAACAAAACGCAGAAGAAACGCCAAACCCTTGGGAAGTAATTAGTATACCTGCATGGCTGAATGAAGAAGCAGCAGAGCTTCTTGGTCTACCAGAAGGCACGTCTTACTTTCCTGAGTGG